CGGACACAAAGACGAAATGAAAGCGCTTCTCGGCAAGCTCGGCGCCCAGAGCGTCAGCACGCTCGACCCGTCTAAGTTTACCGAGTTCATCACTGAGGCGAACAAGATCGGAGGCGGGGACAATGCCTAAACACGCAAAGCTCTCGGCGAGCGGTGCCGAGCTCTGGACAAATTGCCCGGGATCGGTGCACATGGCCGAGTTATTTCCGGAGACCACGTCGCCGGCTGCCGAGGAGGGAACCCTCGCGCACGCTCTGGCTCAGACCATGATCGAAAATGCCCGCGCCGGATCGATCTCTCCTCAGATCTCCGCCGAGTATATGGTCGAACGCGATAACGTCAACGCATTCTACTCAGTACACAAAGAGCTCGCAGGATCGTTCGATGACATGAAGAAAACCCTCGAGCCCTATGTCGACTACGTCATAGAGGAGTATGAAGCGATCCGCAAAAAAGACGCGGCCGCCGAGCTCATGACTGAGCAGCATGTCGACTTTTCCGACATCGTTCCAGGTGGTTTCGGGACGTCGGACGTCGTTATCATCGGCGACGACACCTGTGAGGTCATTGATTTGAAATACGGCAAAGGCGTTCCAATCAGTGCGATCGCGAACCCTCAGATCCGTCTCTACACCTACGGCACAATGTCCGCCTTTGATCTCTCCTACGATTTCAGCCGAGTCAAGATGGTCATCTATCAGCCCCGCCTCGACTCGGTGACATCTGAGGAGCTCACGGCTGACGATCTCCGCTCCTGGGGCAAGGCCGTCATCGTGCCCGCTGCAAAGAGAGCACTCAGCAAAAGCCCGAAATACACCCCCGGGCCGTGGTGCAAGTCTCATTTTTGTCCGGCCGCCGGGTCCTGTAAAGCCCGTGCCGCGAAAATGCACGAGTTCGAGGACATGATCGAGCGCCGACGCAAGGACAACGCCGTTCTCTCTGGAGACGATATGGGCAGGGCACTCAGCGCCGCCCGAGAGTACACGGCATGGGCTAAGAATCTCGAAAACGAGGCCCTCGAACTCGCTCAGAGCGGCGAGGCCGTGACCGGGTGGAAAGTCGTCGAGTCCGTCGCCAAGCGCAAATATAAGAGCGAGGAGATCGTCGCGGCAACGCTCGTCAAGGCAGGCTATGCCCCCGCGCTCATCTACGAGAAAAAGCTCCTCGGCGTGACAAAGATGACACAGCTCATGGGCAAAAAAGAGTTTCACGAAGTGCTCGAGGAGCCCGGGCTCGTCTATAAGCCCGAGGGAGCGCCGACACTGGCGCCGGAAAGTGATAAACGTCCCGCGATTGTGACCACCGTCACCGCGGATGATTTCAACGATTAACAAGGAGGACAAAGAAAATGGCAGACACAAAGTACACAGCAAAGATCAAGAAGGACGGCAGCGTTATCACCGGGCTTGTCCGGCTCAGCTACCCGCATCTTTTCGAGAAGGATGAGGCAAGCGACAAGTACAGCGCGTCGCTGATTATTCCAGGCGATGACAAGGAGAGCCTCAAGGTTATCCAGCAGGCCGTCGACAAGGCCAAGGAAGACGGCAAGAGTAAAAAATGGGGCGGAAAGATCCCGGGAAAGCTGACCGAGCCGATCCACGACGGCAGCGAGTCGACCGACGCCTCCGGAGCCTATGACGGAAACTACTATTTCAGCGCGAGAAGCTCAAGCCGCCCGAAACTTTTCGACGAGGACGGCGTCGAGATCATCGACCCGGAGGAACTCTATCCTGGCTGCTATGTCCGCGCGATCGTTGCGTTCTATCCGTATAACACGAGTCAGAACGGCGTCGGCGTCATCCTCAAGGGAATAAAAAAGATCAAGGACGGCGATCAGCTCGGCGGCAGCAACAATGTGACTGCGGACGATTTCGAGGAGGACGATGACATTGACACCGATCTCGATTGAGATGGGCGTCGACGTTGAGACCTTTTCAGGAACCGACATCAAGAACGGCGCGTACGCCTACGCGGACGCGCCTGATTTTGAAATTATCCTCGTCGCGTACAAGATCGGGGACGGCCCCGTCAAACAGTTCATGCCGCGACGCTTTGCTGAGCGGCCCGGAGTCCTGGGCGTCGATCTATCTGCACAAGGCGAACAGATGGAACTGTTCGGCAAGACGGATCTGCTCAAAGAACTCTGCGCAGACGGGGAGATCCTCGACGGAAACGAGGACGAGTTCCTCCAGGCTCTCAACGATCCGACGATCATCAAAACGGCCTACAATGCAAACTTTGAACGCACAACCCTAAAGAGCTACTACGGCGCGGAGTGCAATCCCGACGAATGGAGATGCACCGCCGTTCTGGCCTCAACGCTCGGCCTCCCGCGATCTCTGAAAGACGCGGGCGAGGCTCTCGGGCTCCCGGAGGATCAGAAAAAGCTCAAAACAGGCAAGGCGCTCATCCAGTATTTCTGCAAGTACGTCACGCCGACCAAGAGCAACGGCGGACGGCGCCGAAATATGCCAAAAGACGACCCCGACCGGTGGCACTTGTTCTGCGTATACAACAAGCAAGACGTCACAACGGAACAGGCGATCCTCAGCCGGCTCAAAAGGTTCCGGCCGATCCCGAGAGAGCAAAGGCTCTGGTCCGTCGATCAGAATATCGGCGACCGCGGGATCCGGATTGACGTGCCGTTCGTCCAGGGGATCGTCGACTATGACAAGATCCGGGTCGATCGTTGCATGACTGAGGCGCGAGAGCTCACCGGGCTCCAGAATCCGAACAGTGTCGCACAGCTCAAGGGGTGGTTCTCTGCTAACGGTGCGCCCGGACTCTCGACCGATATGTCTAAGGCTGCCGTCGCCGAGGCCTTAAAGCCCGGACACGAGAGCCTCTACTCCCCGAAAGTGCGGAGAATGCTCAGACTCAGACAAGCCCTCGGCAAGAGCAGCACAAAAAAATATCAGACCATGCTCGACTCGGTCTGCCGGGACGGCAGAGTCCGCGGAATGCTCCAGTTCTACGGCGCAAACCGGACCGGACGATGGGCCGGCCGGATCGTTCAGCTCCAGAACCTACCGCAAAACCACATCCCGGACCTCGATCTCGCGCGGCAGACCGTCGCGGAAAAAGACTTCGAGGCTCTGGAAATGATGTACGGAGAGCCGGCGCAAGTGTTCAGCGAGCTCGTGCGGACGGCGTTCATACCGTCGGACGGGTGTCACTTTATCGTGACGGATTTCAGCGCGATCGAGGCCCGGGTCATTGCATGGCTCGGCGGGGAGCAATGGCGCCTTGACACATTCCGAAACGGCGGAGACATCTATTGCGCCTCTGCCTCTCAGATGTTCTGCGTTCCCGTCGTAAAGCACGGTGTCAACGGACACCTGAGACAGCGCGGCAAAGTCGCTGAGCTTGCCCTGGGCTACGGCGGCGGCGTCGGCGCTATGAAAACTATGGACACAACTCATACGATCCCGGAGGAGGACATGCCGGACATCGTGAGCAAGTGGCGCGAGAGATCGCCGAGGATCACCCGGCTCTGGAAACTGTTCGAGCGGTGCGCTCAGACAACGATTGAGACCGACCGCAGATCCTTTGCCTACATTGAGGCGATCGGGGACGACGGACGGTATCACAAGCGCACGATCAACGGCAAGCCGATCGCGATCGGGTTCTCGATGGACGAGATCGACGGCCGGCGGTTCATGCTCGTCAAGCTGCCGAGCGGGCGGTCGATCGCCTACCCGTGGCCGGCGCTCCAGGACGGGAACTACGGCAAAGAAATCGAATACTGGGGAACTGATACGGCGCACACCTGGGCGCCGATCCGGACCTACGGAGGCAAGCTGACCGAGAACATCGTCCAGGCGACCGCGAGGGACTGCCTCGCCGAAAAGATGATCAAGGTCGAGGAAATGGGCTACCACGTCGTCGCACACGTTCACGATGAAATGATTATCGACGTCCCGCGAGCCGACGAGGCCGCGTTTGACCGGATCGACGGACTCATGGCCGAGCCGATCGACTGGGCACCGGGTCTCCCGCTCAAAGGTGGAACCTATGCTTGCGACTACTACCAAAAAGACTAGGAGGACACTCATGAAAATCGAAAGAATGACAGAAATCGAAACACCCAACATCCAGATCAGCGACCGGCTCCGTGTCGGACGATATACGGCAACGTGTCAAAAAATCAACGACGACGGTGCGGTTTTTCTGCTCGATCAGTACCTTGACCGGGCAATGGCTATGAACAGACAGAATACAAACAAGGGTGGCTACGACGGCAGCGAGCTCAGACGGGCCCTCCAGAGTGAGGACATTCTGAAAGAATTCGAGGACATCCGGGAATACATGAGGCCGTGGTCCAACGGCGATTTGCTCCGGGTCCCGTTCGCCGGAGAAATGTTCGGCGACAACGTGCCGCAATGGATCGAGCCCGACGACTGCGAACAGTGGCCGCTCATGAAGGACGCGCACAACCGCGCGGCGTCAAGGCGCGGAGATCCCGAATGGGGATGGCTCGCGAACACATTCTGCGATACCTCGACGAATTTCTGCGGTGTCACCGCCGACGGCCTTGCGGACTCCTGGACCGCCTCGAACGTCATCGGGGTCCGGCCGGCTTTCCTAATCGCATAATCGGGCGGGCTCGTCCCGCCCCGTGGAGGGTGAAAACATGAAAAGAAATAAAAAAATCTATATCTCCGGGCCTATAACCGGGGTCCCTGGAGCAATCTCCGCGGCGCATTTCGCGAGAGCTGAGCAAGATCTCCGCGAGCTCGGGTTCTGCAATATCATCAACCCTCGATTCATGTTCGAGGGCACCGGGCTCGGCTACAACGACATCATGAAGCACTGCCTCGATCTCGTCTGCTCAGCGGACGCCGTCATCCTCTTGCCTGGGTGGAAACACTCCCGCGGGGCTCAGATGGAGCTCGGCGCGGCCTATGCGCTCAGGCTGCCGGTCTATGAATACGACGCGGGATGGTCTCGCGATCATATCGAGGCCTAAGGGAGGGACATCAATGCAGCAACAAGCCGAAAAAAATATCCTCGAGTTTCCGCCGGCGCCTCATATCGACCACGATCGCCGGCTATGGATCTCGACAGGAAAAAACCGGTACGACAAGCACTGGAAAAACAAGCAGTTCATGTGGTCGGCGCTGCTTGCCCGACTCGCAAGGCCGACGGCGACGCCAGAAACCTTTGCCGAGTACATGAAAATGAGCAAGGCCGAACAGGACAACGCGAAAGACGTCGGCGGTTTCGTGGGCGGTGCCCTGAGTGAGGGCCGCCGATCCGCGAAAACCGTCAAGTCGCGCTCGATCATCTCGTTCGATCTGGACTTTGCCCCGGTGGATTTTTACTCCGGGATGAAGCTCGACGGGACCTACGCCTCGGCGTGCTATTCAACTCACAAATATCAGCCGGAAAAGCCGAGGCTCCGGCTCCTCATTCCTCTCTCGCGAGACGTAAGCGCCGACGAGTATGAGGCGGTCGCTAGAATGCTTGCGACAGACATCGGCATGGACTACATGGACCCGTCGACATTTCAGCCGTCTCGGCTCATGTACTGGCCAAGCCACGCGGAGGACGCGCCGTACTTTTTCGATTATGTCGACGCTCCGCTCCTGGACCCCGATGACGTGCTGAGACGATACCCAGAGGGCGAATGGCATGACGCCTCCCTCTGGCCGACGTCAAAGCTCGAGGCGGACTCACACCGCAAGGTCGCGGACAAGCAAGCCGATCCGACAACCAAGCCGGGCATCGTGGGCGCGTTCTGCCGTGCCTACACCGTGCCCGAGGCGATTGACAAGTTCCTCAGCGACGTCTACGCGCCGACGGATCACGAGGATCGTTACACTTACATCCCCGGATCGACGACGGCCGGCCTTGTCATCTATGACGGCGGCAAGTTTGCGTTCTCGAATCACGGGACGGATCCGGCCGGCGGTCTCGAGTGCAATGCCTGGGACCTTGTCCGGATCCACAAGTTCGGCGGCGAGGACGACAAGATCCGCGGAGACGTCGCACCGAATAAGCGTCCGAGTTTTAAGGCGATGGAGGACTTTGCTCTCAAAGACGAGCCGACGCTCCGGATCTATGACGCGGAGCATCACAGCGTCGAGGCCTCAGACTTTGACGAGGGCGAACAGACAGAGCTCAAGCCCGCCGACGTCCGCCTCAAGCTCGACCGCTCGGGCAAAGGCGTCATCGAGAAATCGGTCGTCAATGCCGGCCGTGTTTTCGAGCTCGATCCGGCGCTCCAGGGGCTCACGTATGACCTCCTCGCCGGTGACATCAAGATCGACCCGGAGCACCCGGTTCCCTGGAAACGCCGGCCGGGGTCATGGACCGACGCGGACGACGCTCAGCTCTACACCTACGTCGCGAGTAATTATGCCGAGTTCCCGAGGCAGTATGTCCTCGATCAGAAAATCATAAGAGCCCAGGGCCGGTCGTTTCACCCCGTCAAGCAATACCTCGAAGGGCTCGAGTGGGACGGAAACGCCCGCGCGGCTACGCTCCTCATCGATTACCTTGGAGCTGAGGACAATGTCTACACGCGCGAAGCGACTGAAAAGACTTTGCTCGCGGCGGTCCGGAGAGTCTATGAGCCCGGGTGCAAGTTCGACAACATGCTCATCCTGTCCGGGCCGCCTGGAACGGGGAAATCGACACTTATCGCCAGGCTCTCCGGGCAGTGGTTTTCCGATAACCTAACTTTCGAAGATATGAAAGACAAGACAGCGGCTGAAAAGCTCCAGGGCTACTGGATCATCGAGATCGGCGAGCTCAAGGGTATGCGGAAGATGGACGTTGAGTCCATCAAGGCATTCGTCTCCCGGCAGGACGACATCTACCGCGCGGCCTACGGCCGGAACGTCGAAAAGCATCCGCGTCAGTGCGTCATCTTTGGCACGGTAAACAACGCAGACGGCTATCTCAAGGACATCACCGGCAACCGCCGGTTCTGGCCGATCGAGATCACGGGAGACTCGGCTAAAAAGCCCTGGGATCTCTCTGACGCCGATCGGGATCAGATCTGGGCCGAGATGTTTTTCCGCTACAAGGAACTCGGCGAGACGTCGCTCCTCCTCTCTAAGGACGCGGCGGCGATCGCGCTCGAAAAACAGACCGAGGCGCTCGAAAGCGATGAGCGTGAAGGCCTCGTCGAGGCGTACCTTGCCCGCAAGCTCCCGAAGGACTGGCAGACGATGGGAAGGGAGGCCCGGATCGCATATCTTGACGGCGACGCTGACGCGCTTATGGCCCTGCCGGATAAGAGCGACGCGACCGAGGATCGTCAAGCCGTCTCGGTTATTGAGATCTGGTGTGAGTGCTTCCGTAACCCGGCCACGCGGATCACACGCAAGGATTCCTACGACATCGCCGCGATGCTCATGCGGCTCGGATGGACGAGGTCCGGGAAATTGGCATATATCGCCGACTATGGCCGGCAGAGAATTTTTATAAAGCAGACAAAATAAGGAGACACAGATATGTATTTTGGCAAACCGATTCCGGAGTGGATCACAGAACACAGAAACGACACGATCACGCTCGGCGAAATTGTGGACTATTGCGAAGCATCAGCGCGGATCAGTGAACAGCTGAGAAAACGCATTGCGGATACTGACTTCGCTCATGATTACGATCTGAGCGCTTATTCGTTTTTCATCCGCGAAGAACGAGAGGTAAACCGGGCAATCGATGTCGCTGTCGGCATCCTCGGAGAGCGTTATGGTTACCCGGACGACGCGCCTCAGGACGACGAAAATCCGGACGATGATCACATCGACGAAGACATCCAGGCGGCCGACATGGCCGCCGAGGACATGGAAGACAACACAGAGGGGGACTGGCCATGAAAATATTAGTCGACATTTTGGCAGTGATCGGCGCGGTCACCGTCGTCTCTACGATCGGCATGGTTATTATTGTCATGATTATCGATGGGAGGCGAGACAGATGAACAGGCAGCAGCGACGCGCGGCGGGGATCAGCGGCAAGGATCCGGCCCGCATGATGAGGCAGAGCGACATCGACCGGATACGGCAGCAGGCAGAGCTCGACGCCTCCTCAGAGGCGGTCGCCCTGCTCTACTCTCTCGTCGTTGACGTCATGCACGAGCGCTACGGGTGGGGCCGCAAGCGCCTCGGTGATCTCTGCGAGGCGCTCGTCGACGAGTGGAACCGGTTTGACAGTACCTCGATGACCTTAAAGGACTATCAGGAACACGTCTACGAAATGACGGGTGTGAAGTTTGAAACAAGCGATTAACCGTGGAACAAGCGATGGAACAAGCTCGGAACAAACGGAACAAGCGCCCGAGCTTGTTCCAAAGACTGAGTCTCAGTCATGGAACAATCGGAACAAGTTTTGACAGCTTGTTCCATGCTTGTTCCGTCAAAAAAGCCTTGATTTTACTTGGTTTTCTCTACTTCATGGAACAAGGAACAAGAAATAATATCAAAACACTTGCACAGAGAAAACAACCTGCTACCAAGAAAAATAAGAAATAAGTGTAAATTTTGAATGCTCTAATACGCGCGCGGGAGCTTGTTCCCACAAAAAGACGGGAGGTAATGACATGAAGGAATCTATAAGACGGGAGGCCACCGTCGAGCGGTCGTTTCGAGATCGGCTCAGAAAGACGGGGTGCCTGGTTTACAAATTTGTCAGCCCGGGAAACGATGGCGTGCCGGATCGGATCGTCATCACACCGGGAGGCCGTGTGATCTTTGTCGAGCTTAAAACAGAGCGCGGCGAGCTCAGCGACATCCAGAGATACCAGATCGGGAGGATCCGCGATCACGGGCAGGATGTCCGGGTACTCTATGGCAAGGACGACGTTGACCGATTCGTCCTGGATGTCCAGGAGGGACGGCTATGAAATTTACGCCCTACGGGTATCAAAGACGGGCGATCGACAAGATCATCTCACAGCCCTCGGTCGGGCTATTTCTCGAGATGGGCCTAGGTAAGAGCGTCATCACACTCACAGCGGTTAAGCAGCTCATTTATGACGAGCTCGATGTGACACGGGTGCTTGTCATCGCTCCGCTCATGGTCGCCAGGGATACATGGAGCCGGGAGTGCGATAAGTGGGATCATCTCAAAGAGCTGCGCGTGTCTAAGGTACTCGGATCTGCGGCAAAGCGCAGAGCTGCTATCGAGGCGGATGCGGATATCTATGTGATCAATCGGGAGAATGTGGTCTGGCTTGTGGATAACTACCGCGGAATGTGGAAATGGGACATGCTCGTTGTGGACGAGTTGACGAGTTTCAAGAATCCGGC